GTGCAACATTGTAAGTGGGGTTACTACCTTTTATCCCGCTTCTATTACTGTTACTGTCACTTATGATACTGTAACCGTTATTTCATCAGTTGATATCGTTGTCCGTCGGTATACTACTGCGGGCGTTGCTGCCCAATTTACAACGGGTGGTGTTTGGCAAATTTTTATTCCACCAGTTCTTTTTACTGGTCCGGCCTATTATAATTAGTTCTTTGGAACTTTACTAATAATTGCGTTATCCGGTTTAGTTATTCTGACGGTAATGCATTTGCTTTTGGTGCGGTATTAGCAACCCGCACCTCATATTACGCTTTATTAATTGTATATAAACCTGTGTTTTATTTTGTATATATTAAAGTAGCATAGATTTTGCGTAAGCATAAAACGCTCCTGGTTAGAGAGTATCTAACTAAATAACAACGCCTGTGTATATGAGTCTTAAAGATTTGTATTCATCGGGCGTTACAGCGCGCGAGTTCAACGCTACTAATGCGTTGAACAATGAGTTCAGCTACGCTGAACTAGAGGAGTTTCTTATTGGGAACGAAGATGATGGTGATGACTATACTTCTTCTGATGAGTCTGTTAGTGTTGGTTATGATGACAAGGTATCTCGCCGTGAGCTCCTTGACAATCAGAGGGATCACGGCCATAAGAGTCAATTTGAGATCGAAGCTGAAAACTTACGTATTTTAGCTGAGCTTAAGGCTGGGTACAAAAATTCCCGTATGGCTTTTAGTAATTTAATGGTTACTGAGCGTGCTTTAACTAGCGCTAAGTTTCCTACCTTACACCAACATTATTTAGAATTATTTCCTCGGTTGTCGCGTGTTCCCATGTCGGCCTTGTTTGCTTTTAAGGCTGATTTTAAGACCGGATTTAATTCTGGTTTGAGCTCACGTATAGCCGCCCGTCCTGATCGTAGTAGTATTGATCCATCATTGAAGAATATGCAAAATTTTCATAAGTGGATTTTATCTGTCGATTTGGAAGCAGTGCAGCGTGAGATGGTTGTTCCCGCACGCTTGTCTGTTCTTAAAGTTCGTAGCAAACGTGTTAAGCATAAGAACGCTCACATTGTAGTTAGCGATTTGAATGGGAATCAAGGTGAATTCACCGGTCCAGATGATTTGGCTGCTCATAATGCATTAAGTAAACGTAATATGCGTGAGGCTTATTCTTTTAAACGTAGCAAGAATCCTGATGCTTGTCATAAGCCTCAAGTTCCAAAGCGCCGTCCACCTATGAATGTCCCCCAAGAACCTATCGATACTGATTTCGATGACCTTAGTTTGGAGACTTTTTCGGTTTCCGAAGCCATGAAAGCTTTAACTGTGGAGCCTCTTGTTCTGCAGTTACTTGCTGATGGTTTTGTTTTTTCTGCTAAGGTTATGTGTTACGAGAAACGATTTATTATCGTTAATCACATAGGTGAAGGTTTGGCGGATGTATATTGTACGGTGGTTAATTTTGACCCAAATATTCATTGGTTTCCAAAGGATTTTAATCCTAAATTTGGTTGCGGAACTGTTGTTGACGTTCATGGTTATCACTGGCCATGCGTGCCGCATGGTATGCCTGGTCGTGGTCGTATAGACAACGGTTCGTATTACATGCAGGTTCATGCGAAAGCTGAAGATTCATTACTCGTACCTTTTATTACTTGCTTTTCCCCATTTGGATCCGTAGTTATTAATGGTCATTCTTATTTGATATTTGTCCCGTTGTATCAGTATTTGCAAATTAAGTTTATATCTTATTCGTGTACTGATCAAGAGATTCGTTTAATTAAGAATAATTCTCTTAATCAGTTTAGTTCATATAAGATGCCGGTGGATTTGTTATTGCACACTGTTGATATTTATTTGTTAGCTAAAAATACTGTTCCTAGCTTAACCATTTCTTCTGAGCAACGTATTAAAGCTGCCACTTTAGTTGATCGAGGGTTTATTAGTGAGTATTCATGTGCTGAGATGTCTAGGTTTATTCTATCTGGAGTTTCTTTTTCTGCCCGTAACGGACGCCGGGGCGGAAAAGTGATACAAAAGGATCACTTTTTCGCTGATTTCAATATCGTCGATGGCGTGCCGACTGAGATGCAGTATGAAAAATCCACTCGCATGGAAATTCTAGACCCCAAGAATGTTTTTGACTTTAAGTTGATGCGTTTTAAAAACAATGGTAATGGTGGTAAGCAGTGGTATACATCTACGTATTTTTCGATTTGCGGTGATTCACCCAATGTTTTTTATTCTATCGATAATCGAAATTTATCTTCTGCTTTATCGCGTCCTTTTAAATGTGTTGGTGGTTCATTAGCTAGTGATATAGCTTTTCGTGAGCGTCAATTATTGCATTGGGAGGGAGTGTTGGATTTTATGGACTCTCGCGGTGCTCGCCAGGGCCGTGATGATATAATTGATACCATCTTATTGCGATCTAAACACACTCAGCGTTCCATGGCGCGGATGTTGTACCATTCCGCAGATTCATTTCGTGACCATTTAGGTGAGTATAACGCTCAAGTTGCTTTGTGGCAGACTAATCCTGAAGACTTCCGCTCGTGGTATGTTAGCTTACCTCACCCTAAGCGTGGTGAGCGTGAGCACGCCAATGAAGCTTATAAGAAATTGAGTCCTATGCAATATTCTTTTAATGTAGAGTTTAAACTCAAGAAAGAAATTGCTAAGCACTTGAAGGCTGCTCGCTTGTATGTTACGTATAGTGAGTATGGAGTCTTTATTCCATGGTTTTTTGAGATGCTCAAAAAACGCTTTTCTGGTTTGTGGGATTGTCACGGTAATCGTTTTGATAGCATAGTTCGCCCGCATTCACCAAATTCTAAAGAATTATTTCCTCGTTTATGGGATTATATCTATAATCGCAAACCACGTAGATCTTATGTTCGTGTTGAGTTAAATCCAACCCCGGAAAGTAAACTATTTGCTTTCCGTGAGGCTTATGAGGTCTTTACTGGTCAACACGGTGAGGTGTTTCTAGCGGTTATATTTGGTGACGATGCGTTTAATGTATGGTTTGATGGTGAGCGCGGGTCCGTCTGCAACACTGATATTAGTTCCTGTGATTGCTGCATTGGTATGGGGATATTCAACGGCATTTCCAGTTTAATTGAGATGTGCTGTGGTGGCGAATTTTCCCAGCTTTGGATGCGACAGCATACTAAGGCTGGTATTTTGCGAAATCCAAATGCCCCCGATGAATGTGTTAAAATCCGCCCAGCTGATGGTGAAATTAACTTAGGTAGTGGTACTACTGCTACTACTTTTGCTGGGTCAGTTGGTAACGTTTCTATTTGTTTAGAGGTCATGAATTTATTTGAGCACTCTAATCCTGGCTATTCTTTATTGGCCGGTGATTTTATGTCTTGTGCGTCGAAGGTCGGCTTTGTTACTACTGTTTCGGAAATTTCCGCGATCTTCGAATCTATTCAATTTCTTAAATGTTCTCCTTATTATGCTGAGGGGGCTATATGGTACGCTACTAATCGTGCCGTGTTTTTCCGCGGCTTCGGTAATGTGGATTGTTCGTTAAAGAATACCCAATTTGGGATGACTCAGAAGGAGTTTAATTCCATTTACTTGACACAGGAGGGAGAAGTGGCTTTGGCAGAGTCATTTTTCTCTTCTATAATTGCTGGGCTAGTTCATGAACCCGCTTGTCCAATTTTATTGGCATTGCGTGAGCGCTTTCCAAAGCGCAAATTGGTTTGTAAACCCAGTGATTCACTGGACCATAAGTGTATGGCTGGGGAAGATTATCCCCCCGTACCTATGGATTTTTATTTGAAGCGGTATAATATATCACCATATGAGATGGAGCATTTGGTTGATGTTATCATTAAGTTACAACTTGGTGATTTCGTTATTGATAATGCTGTTTCAAAGTTACTTAACGTTGATTATGACGCTGGTAACACTGTAATTTGAGGTTTTTGACCTCTTTGTATATTATTTTAAGGGTGACACACCCATTGTACATTGTTGTAAATACTACTCCATAAGGTGTTTAACACCACGTTGCCATTTATTTGGTGACACCCACTTCCGAGTGGTTTACCTTGAGATTCACGGTGAATGCTGACTAATACACAGTTGGTATTTAGGTTCGACTCC